AGCCGCCTGGTATAGTGTCTCTCAACATAGAATCAAAAACAACGCCTTTGTTTTTTAAATATTGTTTTGGTCCCTGTGTCCATATATCAAACATACTATTACTGCCTTCAATAGCATCTCTTACTTTTGCTTGTCCTTTAGCACCGTGATATTTTTCTTTCCACCCTTGCATTAATTCCTTGTAGGGATCTTGTCGAAGTCTATCTTCTTTCATTACTGCAAGACGTGCATCTATGCCTTCAAAAAATTTATCATTATTATAATCAAAGAGTTCTTCTGTAATAGGTCTTAATTCTCTTCTTTCTCTCTCTTTATTTATAATATTAATTACGGCTGCTTTTTCTGTTGGTGTTCTAGGATTAAATATAGATGCTCCTTCTTTTGTATATTTGTCTATAATTGCAGGAACATTTCTAGAAGCTGCTGTTCCAGGTGAACCTGTAGTTGCTTCTTCCATAACATTAAAACTTATCCATGTTGATGCATCATTGGGATCACCTACTCCTGTTCGAGCTGGTTCTAATCGTACGTATCGGTATCCTGGTGGTGATAAATCTCTTTCAGCCATTATCCGCTCCCTGACGGTATAGTTTCACTAAATCCTGTGTTAATTTGGGTATCTCCGTACGGGGAAATAGTTTCAACGTCTTTTTGTACTTCTACATCCATAAATGATTGAGGTTTTGTTCCTAATAAAGCTTCATCTCCATTTAAGTATTTAAATTTTGCTAATTCATTTTGATACATGCTTCCTAATTCTTCTTCAACAATATCTAAACTTGCTATAACTCGAGAAATTGGAATATTAAAATCATATAACTGTAAAGATTTTTTTGCATCTTCAATATCTTGAACATTTAAACGACCACTTGGTTTACGTTTTCTTGCTAGTGCATAATAAATAGAGTTAATACGCACAATATTTTGTACAATATCTTTATCATACCCTTCTCTAATTAAAGTATTTGAATTAAAATATTTATTGTAAACAGGATCATTCGTAGCATAATCCGTTCTTCCTTGTGTTTCTGGATCATTATAGTAAGACTGACCTAAATCATTCATAATACTGTTTTCTAATCTTGCGGTTGCAGCATTATATGCTTCACTATCAATAACTCCTGTTTGTGCTAACCAGTCAGCAATATCTAAGGCGGTTCCTCGAACGTCTTGTGCAAATCCTTTAATCAAACCTGGAGCACCAACTTTAGCGCCACCTTTTGCCATGGTTAATTTAATATCTTGAATAAATTGTAAAGCGTTTCCTGCTGTATTAACTTTATCAGCAGTAGCTAATATTTCTTTTACGTTATCACCTAATACTCCTGCATCACTAAATTGGAATGTTGCTTTTACCGCTTGTTTACCTAATTCATAATCAGGCTTGTAGGTCATCTGTCCGTCTTCTACGACAGGTAACATATTAATAGGTCTTCCTTGCTTATCATATTCAACATATCCTGTTCGGTATTCAGGAGAACCTGACTTTCCGCCAGGAATAGCAAAAACAACAGGTTTTTGATTAAACCCTTTTATTAAAAGTTGTGCATTATTTTCTAATGCTCGTTGATCATTATCATATTGGTAACTGTAAAAATTCTTTGCTAGCTCTCTTTGATATTCATTTGTATTTTGAATATTTTCCATATTAAATCCTAAAGCTTTTTCAAATAATTTATATTCTTCTGCATCTCTAGTGTTTCTTTGATTATCTAATGCATCTAAAATCCATTCTCTTTTTGCTCTCTCGTCAGCTTTTTCTTCTTCTCGTCGAGCTGCTTTTTGTTTTCTTTTTTGTTCATTAATTCCTGCTAGGTCTGCAAGAAAGTTTTCTCCTGCATGAGCAATAGCGGGTGTTAATTGACCTCCTATTGTAGGTTTCATTAAATTTAATCCTAATCTAGCAAGAGCTAAATTTTTTTCAAATTTCATATTATCTTGTGGTGAAATTTCTACTTCTTCTGATGATTCATATATATCAGCAAAATCTTGAAATGATTTAGGCTCACCTGCATATTCGGTATACATTGATCTAATTTTTGCGGGATCTATTTCAGCTGCAGCTTTTGCATAAATTTCATCCATACCTAAAGGCTGTTGATATTTTGGATTTCCAAAATCAACACGAGGTACTTCTTTTCCACCTACAGCAGTTGAAGGATCAGGATCTTCGGTATTCCCAAATTTAGGAACGATAGGCTTAGAAAAATCAGGTCCTGCATTATTAATGTTTTGAAACATAGGTCTGTTAAAAATACTTTCAGCCATGTCTAATCTCCATAAAAGTTAGATAAAGCTGAAATTCCTGTAATTCCCGCACCCACTCCTGCTGCTAAAGGATTAGTATAAGGAATAGGCTGTTGTGTAATACTTTGTTGCATAGAAGGAGTTGCTGATAAAATATCTGAACCAAATTGTATTCGTTGGCGTGGTTCCATAGCTTGTGCTTGAGAAAATCTAAATAGTTCATCTGCAACTGCTTGATCTCTTGTTCTACCAATTTGTCCTACACCAAGAAGAGATTGAATACCTTGTTGTCCTAGTTGCGTTTGTTGCGCTCCTAAGTTACCCATAGCTTGTGCTTGACCTGCTTGAGTTTGACCAATTTGTCCAATTCCAGATCCAAGACTTCCGTATGTTTGAGCAGATTGTAATTGTCTTGCTCTGTTGGCTTCGCTTGTGCCTATAGCTTGTTGTTGTGCTTGCATAAAGTTTCTGGAAAGATCTTCAAATATTCTTTTTGATTTAATGTCTTGTAAATTTTTAGAAAGTTCTGCTGATTCAACTCCCATTCGAGAACCCCCAAAAGCTCCTCTTTGTTGTGCTTGATCACTTAATCGTTTTTGTGCTTTTTGTGCTTCCGAGTCTAATTGTTTTAAAGCTTCTTGAGTTACATTAGCTTGATACTGATTCATAAAATCTTGTGTATTAGCTGTGGTAGGATCAAAAGCTTTTTGTGCTTGTTGTAAGGATGGGATTCCTAATTGCATAGTTTGTCCACCAAGAGCAGTGGTTGTACCAGCTGTTCCTAATCCTGTTTTTGCCGCATCAATAAAAGGTTGATAACCAGCTATGCCTGTAACGGCTCCTGTGGTTGGATCAACGCCCATTTGTTGAGCAGCTAAATTAAAAGCTGCAGTTTCTTGTGGCGCAAAACTAGCAATACCTCTTTGAAATTGTTGTAGTGGTGTATCTAAAAGACCTGGATCTTTTTTATCACCTACTTTTTTACCAGTTGGTATTGTGTCACCTGTTTTATAAACTTCTGTTCCTCCGTATAGACTATCTAAAAGACGTCTTCTATAATCCTCTAAAAAAGGTGCTTCTCTTGCAATCTGTGTTGATGTTTGTACCATTAAGTTATTTTATCTCCTACTTTCGCAAGTTTATCTTGTAAAGCATACATAAAATCTGCTCCTTTTTCTCTTGCCTCGTTAACATTTTTTGCTCCCATTAATATACCTGCACCATTAACAGCGGCCGTGCGTTGAACAAATTCACCGTCACTTAATTTAGCTTTAATAGAATCACTTGTTGCAGTTCCTGGTCCTTTTATAGATCCTGTTCGACGTGGAAAACCACCTGTTGATAATCCTGTTACTGGGTAACTTATTTCTTCCATTGCTGCTATGTCCATTATTCCTCCTTGAGCATAAGTTGCTAATCCAGTCGTAGGATCAACGCTAACACCTAAGTTTCGAATACGACGCTCTTCAGGAGGACGTGCATATTGTCCACCATACATGGTGTCTACAGAACTCATATATTTTGAAGGATCTGCTGGTCCTGGTTTAGCAGCATCTTGTTTAGCTGCTAAGTAAGCTAGCACTCCTGGTCCAAGCGCAGATAAAGCCTGCATGCCCATTCCAGGCCCACTTACTTTACCTTCATCATCTTTTACAGGTTTAAAACTTTCTAAAACTGTTTGAAAGATAGATGGTTTTGCTTGATTTTGTTTAGTTTCTCCACGTTGAAAAAAATCAAATGAAGGTCGTGTAAAACTTTTTCCTTCACCACCACCACCTGGTAATATTCCAGCTTTTGAACCTAAATAACCTATTCCTGCTGAAGCAATCGCATCTTGTACTTTGTTACCTGTAAGTAATGAGGCAACACCTGATCCAAGTGCCGCTCCACCTGGCCCACCAAACATGCCGCCAATCATTGGAGCCGCTATTTGCAGTCCTTTTTCTAATATTCCTTTTAATCCTTTAAGCATAATCTCCTTAGCAATTTATGTTATTGAAATGTGCAAGGAGGCTGACCTTGAGATAAACCTATTTAATTATATATTTATAGGCAAAATATTGCTATATGACAATAGATATTTATGGAAAAGAAAGGAATCCCATGGCTAAGAAAGAAAAAGTAGAAGAAGTATTAAAATTTGAAGCTATTAGACCTTTTGGTCCAACTATTGTTAAAGGTAAAATGCCTGATAGTATAGTTAAGTTATTAGATGATAAAGCTTCAGAAATGTTTGAAGATAAAGAATTTGCAAAAAAATTTGATCACGCACCTCACTTAGCAGGAAATGTTAAACAAGAAACAAGATATGATCCTGAATGGTTAGGGTCACCTAGCGCTCAACCAATGATTCATTTAATGGGTGAGATGGTTAAATCTTATCTTTCTATTCCGCCTGCTAATGAAACAATTAGTCCTGAATTTGTAGGTCAAATGGTTATTGAATCTATGTGGGCCGTGAGCCAATGGGCTGGAGACTTTAATCCTTTTCATATACATGAAGGACAATTATCTGGTGTATGTTATTTACGAGTACCCCCAAGTTTACCCGATGAATATGCAAGAGAAGATCATTATCCAACAGTAGGTGATATATGTTGGTTTAATGGTCAAGCTGCTACATTTAGTGGTCACAAATTTCAACACTCTCCTAAAGTAGGAGATATATTTTTATTTCCTCATTGGTTAGCACACGGTGTTTATCCATTTAGAACTCAAAATGAAGAGAGAAGATCTGTGTCTTTTAATTTACAGTTAATAAAAAAAGAAGGAGATCCTCAAGTAGGAAATGCTGAAACAGCTAGAAGAAAAGAATTTTATAATAAGAAAAAGTGATTGATATAAATAAAACTCCAATGGTCCGTGTAACATGGGTAGATGCTCGTGACACAGAAACTGGATGGCTTGATATTAAAGAAGTTATAAATGCACCGTTGGCCGTGTGCCAAGAAGTAGGGTGGATGGTAACTAACAACGAGGAAAGAATAGTTATTATGAGATCTTATAGCAAAGATAAAGATGATATTACAGGTGGGGGAGCTATTGCTATTCCTAAAGGGTGGATAAAAAAAATAGAATATTTAAAAGTGGAATATGCAACACAATAAAAATACAGAGTTTGTTATGTACGTAGACAATTTTCTTGGACAAGAAACATTAAAATCTCTTCAGTATATACTTATTAATTTAAACTATCAACGAGCAGTAAATCCTGAAGGTCAAGTGTATGGGCTTAGACACACTTTTCCAAAAAGTTTTCACGATGATCCATTGTTAAAATTGATTAAACAATATTTTTTTCCGCATAGAAATCTTAAACCTATATCGGTAAGTGCTCACTCTAGACAAAATAAAGAAGAGCCTTTGTTTCATACCGACCATGATAAAGGGAATGTGGCGAACTTTCTTTTATTTGTAAAAGGTAAACCTCTTCTTAACAACGGCACAGGATTTATGCATGATAATAAATTATCTTCACACATTGGTTTTGTAGAAAATAGAGCTCTGTTTTTTAACGGAATGAAAATACCTCATTCAGATCTACAGTCTTTTGGGGATAGCTCTAATAGATTTACACTTAATATTTTTTATAAAGATGCAAACTAAAGTATTTATAGGAACACCTTGTTATGGTGGAATGATTACCGCTGATTATTTTAAGAGTTGTTTGCGTTTAGTAAACGAAGCTCCTAAGCATAATATTCAATTACAATTTGGAACTATTGGAAATGAATCTTTAATTACAAGAGCTCGTAATACTCTTGTTCAATTGTTTATGGACGATCCTGGTAATTATACACATCTTCTTTTTATAGATGCTGATATTGGTTTTAGTGAAAAAACAATTTTTAGAATGTTAGAGTTAGATAAAGATGTAGTGACAGGAGTATACCCAAGAAAAGCAATTGATTGGAGAAAAGTAAAAAGAAAAGTTACACAAGATCCTGATGTGGATTTAGATGAGCTTCACGCAGCTTCCTTAGAGTATAATGTTAATGTGAAAAATCCAGAATATGTAGAAGTTAAAAAAGGCTTTATAGAAGTATTAGACGGCGCTACAGGATTTATGTTGATAAAAAGACAAGTATTTGAAAAAATGGCTAAAGCCTACCCTGAATTAAAATTTAAATCAGACCAACATTTAAATCAACCTCATGATACTCAGTTTAATTATCACGATAATTCTAACTGGAATTATGCTTTTTTTGATACAATGATTGAGCCTAAAACTAAAAGATATTTATCAGAAGACTACGCTTTTTGCAGATTATGGCAAAAAATTGGTGGAAGTGTGTATGCTGATGTTGTTAGTGGATTGAATCATCATGGAACATATGTCTTTAAAGGCAATGTAGGAACTCAATTCTTGCCACAAAACAAGAAATAATTTAGTATAGTTCTGCATGCAATTAACAGATTTAAAATTTTTACCAGGAGTAGATAAACAAGATTCTGCTTATGCGGCTGGAGACGACAGACGTTATGTAGATTCTCAATTAGTACGCTTTCATTACGGAAAACCAGAAAGGTGGAAAGGATGGGAATATTTACCTAATCCTAATGAAACCCTTATTGGAGTAGTAAGAGACACTCATTCTTGGATAAGTCTTGATGGTACAAGATACTTAGCATTAGGAACAGATAGAAAACTGTACGTATATTCAGAAGGATCTGTTCATGATGTTACTCCTATCCGTGAAACTGCTTCTCTATCTAATCCTTTTGAGACAACTTCAGGAGGAGCAGGAGTAACGGTAACAGATGCTGCTCACGGAGCTGATGAAGGTGATTTTGTTACCTTTGATAATGGTAGTGCTAACAATGTTGTAGATGGTTTAGAATTTAACAATGAATTTGAAATAACTACAGTTATAGACGCTAACAGTTACACAATTACTTTTCCCTCAAATGCTACAGGAACTACGGCCGCTGGTGGTGGTTCTGTTACAGCGAATTATCAAATTAATGTTGGACCAACTGCATCTACGTATGGATATGGATGGGGCGTTGCAACATGGGGATTAAGCACATGGGGTACACCACGAGCTACTTCTAGTGTAACTATTGCAGGAAGAAATTGGTCGTTGGATAATTTTGGAGAAGATTTAGTAGCTACGGTATTAGATGGTGGAACATATAAATGGGATACATCTTCAGGATTAACTGTGCGGGCCGTGAGCCTTGGTGCAACAGCACCTGTTGCTTCTCGTTTTAATTTGATATCGGCTGATACAAGACACTTATCAC